CAAGAGGTCCTGCATAACCAGGTCTTGAACCATCACCACTTGGACCTACTAGTTGTCCACTTGCATAACCAATTCTACCACCGTTAGCTGCCATTTGAACTGCTTCTGGTTGTTCCATACCTGCACCTTCTGGCATTTGCTGTTCTTGTTGTGCTTGCATTACTGCTTGTACAAACTGTTCAAAAGATAAATTACCACCTTTGTTTTTGTATTTAACATATTCCATCATTAACATTTGTTCGGCTTGTGCTTGACCTGCGTCACCACCCATGTTTAACATGGCACGACCACCGTCAGCTGCATAAAAATTTTGCATTACATATTTTTTCTGTGGCATAAAATCTAAACCAACACCCTTAGTGCCTGTTTGACTATAGTAATCTTTTGCTCTTTGTGTTTGTAAAGCAGGATCCATAGTTGCTTCTTCTTCTACTTCGTCGTCACCACCCATTAAGAATGGAGCTGCAAGAGCTGTGGCACCTAGGCCACCGGCCAGCATTCTACCCATGCTAAAATTTTCGTTTTCATCTCCGCCTTTTCTAAACATGTTTCCAACATTACCTAAAAAACCTGTTTTACTTCTTAATCCAGAAAGTAAATTACCTCCTGTTCCTCTTAAAAAACCTGCACCTTTTAAACTTGAGAATGGACCTAGTCCTCCGGCATACATACCAAGACCGCCAAGTATGGCCATCTTACCTAAAGGACTTTTAGTAATTTTCTTTACAGCACGACCGGCTTTCTTTACAAGTTTACCTAAAAAATAACCTTGTCTAGGATCTTGTAAGGAACCTATTCCTGATTGTATTTGTTGGGGTTCTTGCATTCTAGATATTGCCATAAATTTACCTTAATTCTTATGTTTACTTGGTTTTTGACAACAAATCAAGAGGTGGCATAAATACTTTTACATCTTGTGCCATGTCTTCATTTTTAAAACCCCTGCTTTCCCAGTCTTTTCTTTCCTTAAAAAGCTCTCCTGTTTCTTTATGTCTATATGTTGTTTCAACTTTTGTAGGCTCCATAATTTTCATTAGTCTATTTCTCCTTTTTTAATGTTTAGATAACTAATAGCTATATCAAACGAGTCTGTAGTGCTTGCTTGTATTGTAAAGGCTTTGCCGCCTTCTATTATTAATGGTTGTGTTAATAATTCTGTTGTTGTGTCAGCTGTTAATTGTGCAGATTTTATAGCTGTAATACTGTTGTTAGTAACAGTTACAGTAGGTGTTCCTGCAGATGTAACAAGAATAGATTTTATAATATAAGTCTCACTAACTAAAGGATTTCCAGCCCCTAATGGAGACAAAGCACTTCCGCTTGTGCTGTTATCTATGCCTGCAAATTTATATAAATTTGATACTGCCATTATTCTAAAAAGAAACTCTTAGCTTCTATCTCCTGCTTTACTTCTTCTTGAAAAGAAGAATTTAATTTTGTTATTACAGAATCTAAATCTCTAACTAGTGATTGTATATTTTTTTGTTCATACTCTTCTGTAGCTCTAGTTAATGATTGTACAATTTTAGCCATCGTAAAATCCTAAACCATCAGTAGAAGTAAAGGCATCAGTATTTACAATACCATCTGCCATATTTATATTTGGATAGCTTGGTTGAAAAGTTATTGGATCTCTTTGTGGTCTATTAGAACCATCATCGTATTCTAAATAATCATACATACTTCTGTAAGGACCTTCTACTACACCTGGAGTCATTCTATTGTCTAATGGTCTAACAAAATTTTTAGTTATTGGTACCTTGCTTGTTTTATTACTCTCTGGTGTAGTTGTAGTTGATAACATTAATTCATTATCAAGATCATTATAATATTCTGGATTTTCACTAACTAAACCACGCATATCATATGTAGGTTCATCATATTTTTTTCCTAAACCAAATTTTTGTCCAATACCTCTAACCATGTTTCCTAAAATCCCACCACTTGTAAAGAAATTCATCAGACCACCGCCTCTTGTATTTCTCATAGCTCCTCTTGCAAACAAATTATTACGATCTCTTGCATAAGCTCTAGCTCTTGCCATTTCTTCTGGAGACACTGTATCTCTGCTATCAAAAAAACCTGGGTTAACTCTTTGTCCACCACCTGCTGCAATAAATGCGCTTCTATAATCGTCTAAACCCTTATCTCTAACTCCTGGTGGTAAGTTTGAACTTCCAGGACCTTCAGCTCTTGTGTTAGCTGTGGTTCTACCTGCCTCTGCATCACTTGTTGCAGCACCAGACATACCTACATCTCTACCACCTTCAATAGAACCGTAACCATTTAAACTCATGATACCTGATGGTCCTTTGTTAGCACCACCTTTTAATGAACCATGTAAATCTTTTTTAACAAGTAAATCTTTTTCTGCTTTTGTAATATATGCTAATTCTGTTTCAGGATGATCTGGACTAGACTTCCATTTCAAAGGAGCCATAACTTCTTTTTGTTTTCCTAAATAATTTTTTACCCCACCTTGTACGTCGTATTTCATTATCTTCTTCCTCCTGGATGTATATCCAATCTAAATGTTCCTAGTTTCCAATCTTCTCCAACAGCAGTATTGGCTACCTCTAAAGCTATTTGTCTAGCTCTTACACGTACATCTTTTTTAGTCGTAGAAGAGCTACAAGTAAAGCTATTTGTAACCTGTGTGCTATTTGGATAAATTCTTGTTTTAAATTTAACTGCTGTGTTTCCTGTTTGATCAATAAAATCTGGTATAAATCTACTAATTCTCATTATAAATTCTCCGTCTCCTCTAAGGTCAGGCATTCCTACAGTTTGTCCCGTGTTGCTTCTACGTTGGGTAATATCAAAATCACCAGAAACAATGTTAGCAAGTATTGCAGTAACAGATCCACCAGCATCAACTTGATCGGTCCCTGTTTCCTGTTCATAGTATATAGTAATTCCGTCCGTGTTACCAATGACATCATAAGAAACGTTATCGCTATCTGTATAATAGGTTGCGTTAGGTAGATTAAATACTGCAGAATCTTGCCAAGCAGTTCTTGCTAAAGATCCAGTAGTCCATATAGGTTGTTTTGCTGTTGAGTCTAAATAGTTGTATGTGACTTGTCTGTTAACAACAGTTGATGCTGCATTACAATAGAACCAAGTTATCTCTCCAAATAAGTTATTTAAACCTGCATTAATAAGATCTCTTGCTGTTGTATTTAAATCATCAAAAACAAAGTCTTCGACTAAACATGGCATGGATCTTAATTGACCATCATATGTAAAGAAACCATTTTCAGACATCCAATAAGACGAACCATTAACTTCAATAGCAGCATTCTTACCAATCAATCCACAGTTAGTCCCTACTTGTTGAAAAGAAAATGTAAAAGGTGCTCCTACAAATTGCATTAAAAATAATGCTGTATCTGTCCAAACATAGATTGCGTCCCTACCTTTAATAGCTCCCATGATTCTTGACCCGTCGGCAAGTCTTTGTGTACCTGCGGTATTGTTTGCAGTAACAGTATAAGAATCTGTTTGATCAATACTTTCTTGATCTGAAAATCTAATAAACATATCGTCTTGTGTGCTGCTATCACCTACAGTTGTTTCGGTTCCAAAAAATACTAAGTGTCTATCTGGAGTTGATACTATCATGTGTCGTGATTTTGTAGGAGCGTTTGGTATAATAGTCGCTCTGGTATTAGTAGCATTAGTTGGCGCGCCGTCCCATTGAAAAACAGGGCCGTTATAAATTAATGCAATAAGTTTTGTACCGTAGTTATCTAAAACCCATAAACCAGGTGATATAGTAAAATCTGCTGTAGAGGCATCACCCCAAGCAACGTAGTCAGAAATATTTGTAACTGTATCTCCACCACTGTGTGCTGCTTTAGTTGTGCCATTTACTTCTCTAGCTCCTCCGCTTAAAACTCCTGTAGCTGTATTGTTAGCTGTGTAGCTAATATCTTCTGATCCAATTCTTATTTCTCCAGAAGAAGGAAACGCAGTAGAACTAGTTAAGGGTATGTCAGTTACGGCGTCATTAATACCTGAAGCTAGTGTTGTAGTTGCAGCACCGCCAGCTTGACCACCATAGTTTGCAGTTCCCCATCCAAAACCACCTAGTTGTTGAGAAGGACCTACGTTGTAATAACAAAGAACAGAAGCTGATCCACCGTTAGTTACAGGTGTTCCTG